TCCACCTTAACTACGACTTTGATACAATGCCCTCAAACTGCTGTTTTCTGTATACCCTGCAAACGAAAGAGGTATTCAAAAAAGTGAATACCCCAAGTGCTGAAAAGCATTTTTCAACTCTGTTTTGAATACCCCCAAAAATGAAATAACGGCTTAAAAACTGCATTTCTCAGGGGTATTCAAGGGTATTCATTTGAAGGTGGATAGGGTATTCAAAAGGGTATTCAAATCCGGTTAGGGGTATTCATTTGAAAGCGTATCAAAACAGGAATATGTAACGAAACACTGTGTGTGAGCCATCATAAATGAAAGCCTGCACTGCGCACATAACAAAAAAGGCTGCCGATACTGTGAGAATGATTCATCACACAATACCGGCAGCCCTTAAAAATCTATCTCCTACTTCTTAAACTCCACCCGAATGTCGTCCTTTGAATATACGGTCACGCTTTCCACAAGCAGCCCCCAGAGCGTTTCATCGAACTCGGTGATCACACCCAAGTCCCGTACATTATTTATAAATGTCTCCACGGCACGCTGTTTCCTGTGTTCGTCAGCGGCCTGTGCAGCAAGATCCTCATATTTCGATTTTGCTGCCTCATATCTCTCCATCGCAAGCTGATACTTTTTGGCATACTCTTTCTGATCTTGCGCGATACGAGCGTTTTCGGCAATTAGGTTTTGAACGATATCTGCCAGCATCGCCATTTCATCTCTCGCCGCATCACGCTGAGAAATAAGCTCCTTCATGTTCGATGAATTTGCTGCGTTCTCACGAAGATTACTTATGATCTCTTTCTTGTTGGTGATCATCTCATTGAAGGAGCGAATGAACGCTGTGTGAATCGCTTCTGCCGTCAGATTCGGTGTGGAGCATTTACAAGTACCACGATACTTATGTCCGCACTGGTAGATCGTCCTGCGGTATTGATCGGTCGAATGCCAGACCTTTGGTCTGTAGGAACTTCCGCACTCACCACAGACAAGTTTGGATGCAAGAATATCTACACCGCTGTAACGGCTTTTGCTGCCTTGCCGCCGTTCCATTTCCGTCTGCACTGCATCAAATACTTCCGCCGTGATGATCGCAGGATGGCTGTTCTCTACATAATACTGCGGAATCTGTCCGTCATTCTTTTTCGTTTTCTTGGTGAGATAATCAGGCGTGAAGGTCTTTTGAAGAAGTGCATCACCCTTGTATTTCTCATTTGTCAGGATGCTTTTTACCGTACTTGCCGTCCATTTCACCTTGCCTCCCGGTGTGGGGATATGGCGTGCAGTCAGTTCTTTTCCGATGCCGTGCGGCGTTAATCCGGAGAGGAACAGTCTGTAGATCTCACGGACTACCTCTGCTTCCTTTTCATTGACGATCAATTCACCATGCTCACCCCTGTCGTAGCCGAGGAAGCGTCCGAACGGAACGGAAACCTTACCATCTGCCATACGTCTGCGATGTCCCCATGTGACATTTTCGGAAATCGAACGGGATTCTTCTTGGGAAATTGAGCTGAGAATCGACAGCATCAGCTCACATTTTGAATCGAATGTCCAAATGTTCTCTTTCTCAAAGTAGCACTCCACGTTATGCTCTTTCAGCTTGCGAATGGTACTCAGACTATCCACAGTGTTTCGGGCAAAACGGGATACGGATTTTGTTATGATAAGGTTGATACCGCCGTTCAGCGCCTCCTCGATCATCGCCTGAAATCCCTGTCTGCCCTTGATGCTGCATCCAGAAATGCCCTCATCTGCAAAGATTCCAGCGAATTCCCAATCAGTGCGGCTCTTGATATATTCAGTGTAATAATTTACCTGCGCCTCGTAGGAACTCTGCTGTTCCTCGTGGTCGGTAGACACACGGGCGTAGGCTGCGACCTTGCGCTTTGCCGTTGCTGTCAGCGGCAGATCAGTGAAACGGCTCAGTCGTGCCGGAATCGTGGTTACAGTTTTCTCCATATCTTTTCACTCCCGTCCTTGTAGATATATTTCAGGTCGCCGCCGTCAAGAACGATGATCTGGTCAATGCTTCTTATGAACATCTCATCATAAAAATCTGATGTTCCAAGAATGTGTGCGGAAATTACTCTGAGCTGATAGTCTGTGAAATTCACATTATTGCAAATGTGCTTCTGCTTTCCGTAGCATTTCCAGTAGCACCAGCGGTTTTTCCCGTTTGACCTGTGATAGATCGTTCCGCATTTTCCGCAGATAACTCTGCCGAGGAAAACGTCCGTCACAGTATGCGGATGCTTTGCGGGATGCAGATGCAAATTTGTCCACATTCTGCGTTCTCCGTTTTTCAGTGAGAAGTGGACATTACCTGCTACATCCACGGACATGGCTTTGATTCTGTTTTCATAATCTTTGCCGATAGTTGCAGTACATATCTTGATAAGTTCATCTTCTCGGAAATTATCAGATTTACAAGTGAGATGCGGTTCTTTTTTACTGCGGCATATCCAACGGATATAACGCTTGCCGTCCTTTTTGTTATTCTGCCTTGTGAATGTGTTTCCGCAGCATTCGCATTTTATCAGCCCGGTGAAAAAGTAGATCGGGTTCATCATTGCATTGCGCCTTTTCAATTCCTCCTGCACCAGTGCGTAGGTCTCCCTGTCGATGATCGCTTCATGCGCATCGCTGTAAAGATACTGCGGCAATTCGCCGCTATTTTTCACTTTTACCTTGCTGATCGGGTCAGGCGTGAAGGTCTTTTGCCGGAGAATATCCCCGGCGTAGACCTCATTGATAATGTGATTTCGTACAGAGCCTTCCTGAAAATTGTTTCCTTGAATCGTATGGATTCCTGCGTCGGTCAGCTTGTCGGCTATCTGCTGATAAGAGTAACCCTCCAAAAACAGTTGGAACATATATCTGACACTCTCCGCTTCTTCGGGGATGATCACATATCGCTGTAACTGTTCATCATACTGATAGCCGAGAATGTGCTTGTTCGCAGTCCCGATCAAGCCTTTCTGAAAGCGTTTCCGGATACCCCATTTGCAGTTATCGGAAATGGAGCGTGACTCCTGTTCAGCGAAACTTGCGAGAAGTGTGATCATGACCTCTCCCTCAGATGAGAGCGTGTTGACCCCCTCTTTTTCAAAGCGGATCTCAATGCCCAGTTCTTTCAGATGTCGCACAATGTTCAGCAGATCCACAGTATTGCGGGCGAGGCGGCTGATGCTCTTGCAGAGGATGATGTTGACAAGCCCTTTCTCGCAGTCTGCGAGAAGTCTTTGTAATTCCGGTCTGTTGTCCATACTTGTTCCGCTGATGAAGCTGTCAGCATAAACGCCTGCGTATTCCCACTCAGGATTCTTCTGGATCAGTTCGCTGTAGTAGCTCACCTGTGCTGAAAGGGAATGCATCAAGCGGTCTGTTTCCTTTGACACACGGGCGTATGCAGCCACTTTAAGTCGAGGCTTTACAAGCGGCACAACCGGCTCTATTTTCGTGATCTTCGGCATAAAACCGACCTCCTTTCAGCTACCATGTTACCGTCTTACTGCGTATCAGTCAACGGTATTTCGCAGAATAATGTGCCGATTTTCGGGCTGTATTTTGCCCGCATTTTTGTATCAATTACGGCGTATTCCTCTGCTGTGATCAGCCCGCTTTCGAGCATTTTCTGAAACAGCTTCATCGTCACAAGGTAGGTCAATTCGTTCTGGCTCATTTGATTCACCCTTTCCGTAGCGGTCAGTGATATAACAAGCGTGTGAGCAGTATTTTCTGTGATGTCCCTTGTAGTCGGAAAAGACGCACCCACAAACAGGACAGGTCGTGGTGACAAAAGAGGGATGACGCATCAAGTCACGATGTTCCCGCCAGAAATCTCTTTGACAGATGGCAGAACAAAATGATTTTTGCCTGTGACCGGGCGTATTGATCAGCTCTGCACCGCAATATTTGCAACAATTGAGAGCAAGAATCGGTTTGTTTTGAGTTGCTGCTGTATTCACATGCCGTCTGCAAAAGGATTTCACTGCACTCTCTGGAACTTGCAGTGTTACAGCGATCTTCCCGTATCCAATTCCAATTGCACGCATTTCAGTAATTTTTTGTTTTTGTAGATCTGTCATGGCATACCTCCCCGAAGATGATAGTTTCATATATGAAAAAAGAAGGGCAGAGAAAAATCTCTGCCCCTCATGCAGATGTGGCTTTTACCCAATGTGACATTTCTGTCAAAAATATGAAACCTGTGTGAAAATTAGCACTCTCCCCTTGACAGTGCTAATTCAGAGTGCTATAATATAATCAGA